CCTGCCCTAGCAGATCCAGTTGCTTCCCCGCCGCCGTAGCGGGCCAAGGCCCTAGCCAGATGACGAGCCCGTAGCCCATCAGGAGGCCCGATAGAGCCACCCCCGCCCCGACCTGAGCCCAGAACCGGGCGGACCCGGCGAGCATCATGGCCGACCAGATACGGCCGATCACTTGGGCGCCGCGCGTGATCGGGGAGCTGCCCTGAACTGGCTTTCAAAAAGGCTGGTCAGGTGTTTCAATTGTTCCTGCACCCGGACCAGCGCCAGGATCGTTTCAGAGTGCGATGACGCCTCCGCATCGGCCTTGGCCCGCACCGTCACAAGTTCGAGCTTGAGAACCTCCGTCTCAGCCTTGGCGGCATTAACCCGGCCTTCCAATCGGACCAGCCAGACGACAGCGGCGACAAGCAGCGCGCCACCGGAAAGCATCAGTTCAGGCGTCATTAGTCGGCCCCTTTCTCATTGGGTCGGCTGGGTCTGGATAGTGTCAGGGGATTGGAGGGGGCGCGGGTTGTGGCCCCCTCCGAATGAGTACGGGTGTGGGGGTGTGGGGGTCTAAAGCGGTAGTATCGACACGTTCAGAAGCTCGCACGCGGACGCGCCCTGGACGCCGATGTTTGTCGCCGACGAGGTGAAGTCCTTATACATCGCGCTGCCGTTCACAGTGCCCCCCGAGAACGAGATGTATTGACTGCCGTTTTGCAGGTTGATGACCCCGTAGTAGCCCCGCAGGATCATTCGATAGTTCTTCCCGATCTCAAGCTCTGGGGCTTGGCGAAGAACGCCGCTGGCCGTGGCGCTCCCGTCTCGATACAGCCGCCCATTTGCAAATGACCAACCCGTGCCAACGCCCCAGGCTTCCGAACTATCGAACTCGCCCCACTGAGACGCGACACCCAGAGCGGGTGTGATCGTGCGATCCGGCCTGAGATAGGAATTGGCGACTGCAATCCCCAACGTCTCATAGCCAAGGTCGTTCAGGTGCGTGTGATCGACCCGGAGGGATCGTGGGGTAAAGCCCGCCGCAACGTCAGCCAAGTCCTCAGGAGAGCCGTCGTTGGCTGCCTTCAGGGCTGCAAGGCCGTCCACATAGCGCACGCCATACGTGGCCGACAGTGCGTCGTTAATCGACGTCATCAGCGCAAGATTTCCCGCTGACCACGTAGCGTTCGGCAGTAGGGAGATCACGCGGAAGCGCATGTGCCCAAGGTACGCGACCATGGCGGCAATATCGGCCAAGACCACTTCGGGTTCAGCGATATTGTTGTCGCCCGCAAAAATCCACTGTGTGTAGGTGCGATCAGAAATCGCACGATCCACAAAAAACTGAGTGTCTGGCGAGACGGCCACGATAGAGCCGTTGGCTGTCCGAGTGAACGTCCAGTTGCCCGAAGCGTCAGTGCTCATGGTCCCTGAGATACCGCCGAGCCGGCCGGTGATCGTGCCTGAAAAGGCTCCGGCCGCCGTCAGAACATTGATGTTCTTGGCCGTAACAGAGACGCCTCCGCTGGCAGGTATCTCGTTGCCGGAAAGGGTCACGGTGATTACCCGACCACCCTGGCGCGCGGCGATCTGGGTTGAGGTTTGGCCGCCGATCCCCCGATTGTACGGAAAGTTCAGGACGTTGAGACGGATCGCCGCCGCGATGGGGTAAATTTTCTGCGGCAAGACGCGGCCAACACCTTCGGTCAGGCTGTCGCCATAGGCCGCGATGGGGTTCGCGCCGATGGTCGCGCCATCATCGGCCAAGAGATTGGCGAGGGCGGCTCGCACTTCGCGCGCCTCTAGGTTGGTGAGGCTGGCGAGATACGCGGCAAGGGGGCCGTAGCTTGCCATATCAGGCCGCCTTTCCAGTCAGAATGAGAGAGCCGGAGTTGTTGGTCAGGATCAAAGTGCCGGAGTTGTTGGTCAGGGCCATTTGACCGGATGGCGCCCCCCCACCCGTGTTACGGGTGAGGCCTAGGCCGAGAGTTAGAGCGAGGCCCATCTAGGCGATGAACCCGACCAGATTGGTGGCGGTCGATGCCGTCTTCACCCGAATGAAGCTAATGGGGATGATGGTTCCGGCCGGGACAGCCGTGAACGTTACGTCGTTGCCCTTGGTCGTGGTCATGACGACATCGCCAGCGCCGCCGACGTAAAGGCCCGCGTAGCGCTTGGAATCAGAGTCGGACGTGGTGATGGCCGCCGCGTCGGACGGAACAAGGTCGTTGCGGTGGGTCATTGGCTAAAATCCAGATCCGTGCGAAGGTTACGGACAGGATGCGGCCTTAGAGCCGGGCGCGGATTGGTTGATGGACCTGTTTAACGACCTGAAGCATAAGCCGTGGCTTAGGGCCTTTCTGATCTTCGCTCAGTTCGCCGCCGTCGTCGCCTTTCTGGCGTGGCTTCGCGGCGTCATTCACCCGATCATGGTCTCCCTATTCGGGTGATTGACGGGCGAACATGCCCGAAGCAATCGGGGCTCCGGTAGCAGCCAGACGGCCCTGCTGAAGGCGACGGGTTAGCGCCGCTCCAACGTCATCCATAGCGCCCATGTTCGCGCGGCTCGTGCCAAGGGTAAGCAGCATCTCGCGCTCTTGAGCGGTTAGCGTCGCACCCGCGCGGAGCTTCTCGACGGCCATCATGATTGCAGAGATTGGCCCGCGCGGAACCGTTGGCATTTCAACCAGCGTCTCGTCAAACAGTCGGCCCGCCGTCTGCGATCCGGTGCCGGGGTTCAGGAACCGGGCGCTGTTAACCTGATCGACCATGTTGCCGATTGCGGTTTGATAGTCTTGGGCTTCGCCTGGGCCGTAGAGAAGCGACTGCACGTCGCCCTGATTGGTTGCCGAGCTGATGCGGTTTAGAACGCCGGTCGCGCCTTCAGTCGGAGACCCGATCCCACGCACCGCCGCGTCACGATAGCCAACGCCAGCCAATGCCGTTGCATCCGGCGCGTTTTGCAGGGGCTTTAGAGCCGCCTCCATATCGAAGCCCGTCGTTTGCGGCTTGAAGCCGTCCGCGCCAATGTCAATGGCGTCAATGCCAGACGAGCGCGCGGCGTAGTTCGTGCGGGCTTGGGCGTAGTCGCCCGACTCTTGCGCTAGGTAGTCGTCAATGAGCTTGGCGCGATCAAGGAAGCCTGCACCGTAACCGGTTTGGCCTTTGTCGATGGCGTCTTGCCCAATTTGGTTCGCAGCAATCTTGATGCGGTCCAATGAACCCAGGTCGATGTCGCCACCTTGCGCGCCCGATTCCTCCAACGCACGAAGCTGCGGAAGCCTCGCCGCGACTTCGGGACGCATCGACAGGGCGTCAGCCTCCCTCAGTGCGGCGCTGATAGCCTTGGCGCCAGCATCACCCGCCAACGCGGGTTGAACCGGCGCGGGGTTTACCGGGACGGCATAGGGCGCCGCGTACTCTTGATCGGCCAAGGTTTGCCGCGTCTTTGTCAGTTGATCTTTGACCACGGCTGCGGGGCGTTGCTCGCCCGGCGTTAGCGCCTTGGTGCGGTTGATGGCGTTGCCTTGAAGGTCAGCCGTGACGCGGTCCTGATACTTCTGAACCACTCGTTGAGCAGGACCGCCCTTCCCGGCTGCCCCACGCAACAGGGCGCGCGTCTTGCCGCCCTGCGGAACAAGGTCAAGAAGCGCGGGCGTCGGGCTACCGGTTCGCATCCATTCGGCCAGACCGGCGCGAACGGTGTTTTCGTCCAGGCCATCGGCGCGCATGGCTTCCGCCAACCTGGTTGCAGCCTCGCGCGTCGGGTTTAGTATCCGGCCGCCCGTTGCCTTGTTGACGCCGCGCACAAGGGTGCGAGCGGTGGCGCCAGCGCCAGCGGCGGCATAGGGTGCAACGCCGCCGACAACCGCGCCGGTCATCGCGCCAGACTTGGCCCCTTGAAGTTCTTTCCCCGGATCTGAAGTCGTCGCGCCCATTGCGCCGCCCATTGCGCCGCCAACGCCCGCCGCTCGCGCCGCTTGGCCGAAAAGACCAGCGCCAGGCCCACCGGCAATAAAGCCGCCAATCTGCTTTGCGCCCGGCATCATGGCGCCGCCTAGAACGCTGGCAAAAACCGAACGAACTGGTTTTTCTTTTGCATACGCCGCCGCACGGTCGCCAGCCACCCGCCTAGAAGCGTCGAAGGCGTCCGCCATGCCGTAAGAGGGCTCCTGACCCTGCATACGCTTGATAACGTTCCCCGCCCCTACGGTGCCTGCATAAAGCCCGGCATTGGTCAGGCGAGACAGGCCAAGGCTGGCGTTTTCGGTCGCCATGGTCTCGAAACCGTAATCGCCGCGCGTCTTGTTGGCGTCCCGATAGGCCAGATGACGCCTTGCCGCCGCTGCGGCCTGCTTTGGGTCATTGGTCGGTACTGTGATGACGGACCCATCAGGAAGGCGAACATCAATCACTTGATCGGCCTTCCGTTGATGTCGATCATTTGGCGCTGAGTGTTCTGCGGGGGCTTCTGTTGCCCCGTGCCGGGCGACGAAAGGTTGTTGCTGTTGACGCCATAGGTCGGGACGTTGGGATATGGCAGCGGTTGGCCCGCCGCCTTCGCAGCGCCGTTAAGCATCATTTGGCGCGTGCGGGCCTTGGCCTGAAGGTTCTTAGGGCCATCACCCATCTGCGGAAGCGACGCCTTGATTTGCCGTTCGGCTTCAGACGGTGACACCGCCGCGCCGCTCATAATCGGCATAAGCTGGGACTCAAACGTCTTCCCGGCCTGCTGATATTCTTGATAATCTTCGCCGCCAAGGAACTTGGCGACATCGTCAAGGCCGGGAATCTTATCAACCAGGGCCGCGCCCCAATCGCGCTGAAGCGGGTTGCCTGACCTTTCAGCCGTAGCCATGCGCTCTTGCGCGTCCACCATTGGCCCCATGCCCATGGCGAGACGGCCGCGCAAGCTCGCGTCTCCCACTTGGCCCTTTGAGCTAGCGCCAACCATACGGATGCGCTTTCCCGTCGTCGGGTTTACAGCGACGGGAACACCCATTTGCTGCGACAGTTTTGGGTCAAGCTGAAAGCCTGGGGGAAGCTCTTGCGGCATTAGAACTCCTCCCACTGTGCAGCAGAGCCCGGCGTGCCGTAGCCACCAGCCGCCGTTCGTGCGGCGTGCTTCTCACGGTCGAGGATCAATTGACCCTGTTGGACCGTGAGTTGACCGCGAGCGATGGCGGCGCGCACGGCGTCCATGGTTTCACCCGCCTTGTTGTGCCGCCCAGTTTCCGTCTCGGCAATTGAGGGGCCGCGCTGGCCGGTTTGCGTGTAGCCGCCCTCCGTCTGGGTTCCGTAGATCCCGTCATCGTTGACCATTTTGGGAGCCGTGAAATTGCCGCCAGGGCCGTTAACAAGCGTATCGCCGCCCGACACGGTGCGAGGCTCAAACGCCTTTGCCTTGGCCGCTAGATAGGCCTCTGGCGCAGCGCGGAAGAACGCCAACTCGCGCGGGTCGGAAATCGACGCCTCAAAGCCCTTCATTTGTTCGGCTTGCTGGTTCGCGGCCTGCTGCGCGATCATCTGCTTTTGCATGTCGGCCACACCGCCGCCCTGACGGCCATCCAGCGCCGCGCCGACGTCAGAGAGGGTCGAGCCAATCAAGGCCATTCGATCCGCGCCGCTCTGGCCTTGCGGGCGCCGATACTTGACCAGGCCCCCAAGGAACGAGCGTTCCGGGTTGGTGTTGGGCTCTTGGGCTACAACTTCGCGAGCCTTGGCGCCAAAGAAGCCACGGGGCATTTTCATGCGGCACGCTCCAGCATGTCGTAATTCACGGCGAGATAGTCGCCCGCCATGCCAACGGCCTGGGGATCAGAGCGCAGCAGCTCTTGAGCCATGTAGCCCGTGTGAACCTTGCGCGAGGCGTCGGCGGTGTAGCGGAAGCGATAGACGTTGCGCCCCTTGGCATCCTCACCAATGCGGCGAATGTCGGTCTTCAGGCGCACGTCCGAGAACGTGAGACCCATAGCGCCAGCCCCTTGACCCAGCGCGCCAAGGCTCGAAAGCAGTTGCGACAACCCGCCGCCGCTCTCAACCGTGCTGCTGTTGCCGGTCCCGGTGGTCGTGCCGTTGCTGGTTCCGTTGGTCGTGCCGCTGGACGTCTGCCCGCTGAACAGGCCGTAGTTCTGGCCGCTGTTAAGCGCGCTCACCAGCTTCAGCAGTTCGGTCGGTGCGGCGATCTGATCCTGAGTAACCCCGCGCTGCGTCGCGCCCATGTCACCCAGCAAGCCGACGTTGGCGCGTGTGTCTGCACCTTGTGCCGAACCGAGATTACCCAGCAGCGACGCAATCTGCGCCTCGCGGCCCATGGCGCTATCGGCAAGCTGCGCCTGTTGCGACGTGAAGGCGTTTTCAGCCCCAGCGTTAAACAGGTTCGCGCCTTGCCGACGATCCGCATCCGACACGGCCAGCGAGGTTGCGCGGTCAAAGCCCGACGAACGAAGCCCCGCTTCAGTCGAGGACCGGCCGCGCTGCAATTCCGCCTCAGTCAGGGCTCGCGTGATAGCCGAGCCAGACCCGCCGAATTTCTGATTGCGGGCAATGTCAAGCGTCTGTTGCGCCCGCGTGCGACCGTCTGCGGCGTCGATAGAGGCTAGCGTGGTGTCGATTACCTGCTGCTGGTAGGGGTTGTAATAGCGCTCCAACCCACCATCCAGCAAGCTAGCGCCCGTAACCCGCGAGACCGCGCCAAGCTGCGCTGGCCCCTTTGCAGCCGTCGCCGTCGCCATATCGGCCGCCTGACCAAACAGCGGCGACGTCGTGAGATTGCCAGCCTGCCCGAAGGCCTGATTTTGCAGCGCCGATGGGCCGGAAACCAACGTTGAGGGGTCGGTGTTCAACAGGCCGTTGATCTTGCCCTGCACACCCTGAACGCTATCCGTCACCCACGACGGGTTCAGAGCCTGGGTCGTGTTGGTCGAGGCCCCCGCCGTCTGCGCGGTCGTGGTCCCCGTGTTCGAGGTGGTCGTGTTGGTCTTTTTCTTGCTCGACATGCCTAGAGCGCCTTCGCCAACGTCACGGACCATCTGCCGTATCCATGCGGCCTAAGCGCTTTTTCCCATCCAGGCCGTGAGGCTTCGACAAGCGCTAGGTCGCACCCTTGAGACTTGCCCCATTCCTCAATTGCAGGACGCACAGCGTCCTCAATCTCAGTCCGACAGCCAGCCGCTGCAAAGCACTGTATGGCCTTGTGTGCCTCGTAGGATTGGATCTCCGAGAACATCACCGCGCGGTCGCCAAACCAGACCTGCACCAGGCCAAGTCCGACCAGTTCGCGGAGCCGTTCAAAGACGAGAAGCCCCCCCGCTATCGCTTCCTCAATCAAGGCGCGGCGGCGGTCCATTTCCTCTAGGCGGCCATCATCAATCATCGGCGGCCCACAATCCGGCCCTCAACGATAGGCGTTCCCATTCTCATGTAAGCCGGGCCAGACGAGAACGAGAGCTTCAGCCCGATCAAGCGCGCGACCGTGTGCAGATCCTGCTTTGACTGCGACGGCTGAATTGTGAACGGTCCAACCTCAACGGGGTCATCCTGCGGCTGTTCACGGCAAAGCAGCGTGAGGTTAATCGCCCCCTGCTGGCCTTTGAAGTCGGGCCACATTGACGAGATGCTGACCAGTTCGCCGCCTGGGGCAAGGTACTGCGCCCCGCTGATCAGGTAGCCGGTCAAGGCCCCGCCGTTGGCGCTGTTGCCGCGCTCATGCCAATAGACGTCGCCGTCAACCGTTACCCCGATAGGCGAGCGGGCCACGCCAGCGTCAACAAACGCCGTGCGCGCCAAGGTGTGTTTGGCCGGGCTACCGTGCTTGAGGTTCATGGAGAACGCGCGGCTGTTCTCTAGCCCGTCGCGGCTATCAGGGTAGAAAATCCACAGCTCGTTAAACGCCTTCACCGTCGAAACAACGATTTTGTCCTGCTGAGACAGGGACAGGTAGTCGTCCAGTTCCTTGCGGAATGGCGTCGTCAGGGTTTGGGGGATACCCCCCAGCGAGTAGCCCCAAAGCTGATAGTCAGGCGACACCCAATAGGCCGTTTGGTTGTCGGCGGTCATGGCATTGGCGCCAACGAGACCGCATTGGTTCCCGACGCTGTCGAAGCGGTAAACCTCGTCAAGCGATCCGATGTAGGAAACAACGAACGCCTGATTGTTGGTGAAAACGATGTTATTGGCCGCGAGCTTCAGGCCGCCGACAAGCCGACCGCCACCCGCAAGGATCTTCTCGCGGGCCGTGTCGGTCGTGCTGGTAGCCCAGACCGTTTCGTCAGTGATTGACGAGTGGCGGATACAAAGCGGGTTGAAGTCGCCGGAGACTTCCTCATTGCAGCCAACCGCCATAATGGCCCGCTCCTCAGTGACGAGGATGCTCGTCACGTTGGCGGGCGCGTTGGTGATTGCGACGGCGTCGGAGGCGGTGTTGTTCGACCATTGATAGATCGTCCCGCCACGCGGGCAGGCGATCAGGGTCTCGCCAAGCGCGCCAAAGCTCCATGTGCGGGCGTAGTAATCGCCAGTTGCGGGCAGGCCATAGAAGCCGGAACCATAGGGGCCAACACCCCACCCCTGACCGGACGTCCCGTTGACCTTACCGGCCGCAAGACCGGTTGGGGTGATGTCGTAGAGCCCGCCACCGCGCCATACATAGAGATGGGTATGCGTTCCGAACGCCACATTGAGGCGGCCTGAAAGGTCGGTCCATGTGAACGTGTTGCGGCACACCCCGCTGAGTTGCTCTAGCGTCAGCGATTCCCAGCCGCCGATAACTTCAGGCCGTGCTGGCTGGTCATTGTCGGTGGATACGAACCGCACCAGATTGCCGTCCGTGTAGCGCCCTTGGGCGGCTAGCACGGCCTCCCCGAACACAAGGCCGGGTGGGATGTCGAGGGGGTAGCGCATCAGCGGCGAAGCTCCGCAGTAAACGCAAGCCAGTTGCTCATGTTCTGAACATTCGACCACGCGACGGACTGCCCGCCGTAGCCGCCATCAAGGATTTGCCACAGGAAAGAGGCATTAGAGCCGTTCACGGTGGCGTTCTGCCAAGGGACCAGGGGCGAAGCGGTGAAGGCGGCGCTCTTGGTCATCAGAATTGAGAGATTGGCGACGTGTTGAGCGTTTGGTGAGTATCCAGTAACTGTCGCAGTCGCGCCGTTAGACAGGGCCGACTGCTGGACCGTACCGACCCTGGAGTTGTAAAACAGCGGCCCTCTAAAAATAAACACCGCGCCACAAAGCGTGCTCGGCGTTCCCGTTATACTTACGCCGGAGCTAATATCGGTCGAATCCAGAACTTTTGAGAATGAGACTAGGTTAGTTTCTGGGTTTTGCGCCGAATAGCTGATGCTAGAGGTTGCGCCGCTCGCCAAAAACGCCACATTTCCAAGCAGATCCGTCGCGTCGGCAACCACAATTACAATATGGTCCCCCGCCCGTGTGCCAGTGGGGTACGGCACACTCCAAGGCAGCGCTCCAACCGTAGGCGTATTGACGACACCAACTAGTGACGCCTGCTTGCCCAGCATCATCGGGCTCGGGAACGGGTGCATTAAGCGCCCCGCCTGAAATTGGCGTCTAGCTTGCTGGTGCGGGCGTTATACTGCGCCACGACCTTGTCGGCCTTGTTAGCCGTGGTTTGAAGCGTCGGAGCTCCAGCGGAGCCCCAATCCCAGACGGAAGCCCATGTAGGAACCCGCGAGCCTGTCGCGTCCTGCACAAGCTCCAGCGTGTAGGTCATGCCAGAACGGAGGTTGGTCGGCGCGCCGATGGTGCGGTTGCCACCTAGCACGACATAGGCGTTGTAACCGTTGTTCGTGTCCCAAGCGACGGTTGCAGCGTCGGTGAGAACCGTAGGCGCGGCGCTGCCGTAAAGCGCGTCGCCCGTGACCGGCGTTGTCAGCGTGCCGGTCAGGACGTCGAGAGCCACACCAAGGGCAAGCCAAAGGGTGTTTGTTCCGTCCGTCGAAAGGACTTCCCCGGCGTTGCCGGTCTGCGACGGGAATGGCGAGGACCAAGCGGGGGTCGTCCCATCTGTGCCAAGGAATTTTCCAGCGTTGCCGGTCTGGCCTGGGAATGTGCCGGTCATGCCCGCAAAGGCGGTGTCGTCCACATAATCCTTCGTGGCCGCGTCGCTGGCTGCGGTGGGTGATCCCACGTTGGTTATGCGCGAGCCGCCGAAATCCGTACTCAGCAGCTTCAAAACCGTGCCTGCGCCGTCGCACACCGCAACGCCGCTTTCGCCGGTTTCAAAGGTTGCGTTCTCAGACCCGCCTGACGTGATAATCAGATCGCCCGTCGTATCGTTGACGACGAAATAGACCTTTGAATAACCCGGAATGGTGACCGTTCCGCCCGTTCCGCTCGTGGCGTGCAGGATGGCCTTGCGGCCCTCCGTATCAACGCCGTTGGTCGATGTCAGGGTTTTAGTACCCGACAACGCGAACGCCACGCGGGCACGAATGGCGTCATCAATCAGCGACAACCCGCCGTTGTTGAGGAAGTCGCCCCAGGTGGTTTCGTTCTCGCCGGTTTCCTGAAGGATAAGGCCAAGGGGGGTGTAGCTGGATGGCATTAGACGGTCCCTCTTGTGTCATATCGACGCCAGTTCGTGCCGTCGCTGAAGACCAGACATGACGCCCCCGCACCGTCCACATCGCGGACATAGATCGTGCAGCCCTCCCAATCGGCAGGCGGAGGCAAGTCGGCGGCAACCTCGCGCTTGAAGTCCCTGCACGGCCTATCAGGCTCAATACGCGCAAAGCGCGCCTCAACCGCCGCAGCAAGCCGGGCGACGAGCGGGGGAAGGCCTGCGGGATACCAACTCATATCACCGTACCCGAAACGCTAGGCGCTATCGGGCCGCCAGACATGGCGTCGGCACGCTCGCGGGCGATGATCTGGTTGATTTGCGAGCGGAAGCGGGCCTCATACGAAGCCTCCTCCTCCGCGAACTTATCGAACGCCGCAGCCGCCGACAGAGCGCCAAACAGGTAGGCGAACGGGTAGCGCGTGAGGATGACGTTCGTGTCCGCGTCCAAGGTCATGGCGGGCAACGACTGATAGTAAAGCAGCTTGCCGGTATAGGTCGTGTCGGGCGTCGGGCCGAACGTCATGTTCGTACCCTCACGGCCAAAGATCGTCGGGCGCGTGGCTGTGTAGTTGGAGCGAGCCCGCATCACCTGATCAAGCGACCCTGGCGACAGCGGCTCGTCATAGGCGGTGTCGATCCACAGCCGGGCAGCGGCGCGATAGTCGCTCGGCAACGCCACAGATCCAGAACTGATGGTGAGGTCAGTGGAGGCTTGCAGCAGCGGGATGCGAAGCGCCGTCATCAGCTCGGTGTGCGCGTAGTGGATGAACACCGGGATGTTGGTTTCAAACAGCGTCAGCGACCGGGAGCTATAATCCCGCACACCCTGCTTTAGTTCGCCATAGGTTGCGAGCGACATTAGACCCTCCCCGGCGCGGTGCGCAGGTGTTGCCAATCGGGGTCGTTGAGCTTGCGGTTAAGCTGCTCTTTGGCGTTGGGGTCGAGATACCACCAACCCTCCTCATTGAACCACTTGACCGCGATAATGTCAGGGATGAACGCAACCCGCCGCATGTCGCGCGATGGCGTATAGCCGTCATTGTGCGTCGCCATGGCCTTGCAGCGATCAATAATCGCCGTCAGGTCTTGCGAAGCCACAATGCTATACGTTCCGTCGTTATTGTTGACGAAATCGCGCTTCACGCTGGTGGGGCTTTTGCTCATCAGAGGATTTCGACAAAGTGCCGATCTTCCAGGGCGGCGGCGGTCGCAGCCTCCAGGACAACCTCGTCATTCCAGTCGTAGGTCTCGCCATCAACGCCGGTATGCACCAGGCCATGACCGGCCTTGGTGATGCGGACAGGGATCAGAGCATTGTCGTCAGCCGGTGCGGCAGCGGGGGGCGGTGCGCCCTTTTTCTTGATGGCGCCAGCTTGTGCGGTGTCGGTCATGGGATCTCGCAAAATAAGGCCGGGACAGCACGAGCCATCCCGGCCAGTCGGGGGAAGTGGTTACAGAAGGTCGAACACGCCGCCGTGGGCCTTCTCGTTGCGAACAACGAGGGTGGCTTCGGTGACGATCTGGAACTTCGTGTTGTCGCCGGTGACGGCCAGATCCTTGGACGCGACCGGGCGCAGGGTGGCGACAGCAGCCATGGACGTATCAACGATCAGCACCTCGCGAACGGTGCTGGAACGGGTCAGGCCGTAGGGGTGGGGAACCACGGCCTGTTTGCCAAAGTCGCCCTGATAGACATCAGCACCGCCGACGATCATGGCTTGCGAGTTGCCCTTCACGTCAACGCGGATGTCCGCGATGCCGGTAAAGGTTGAGAACTCGCCCTTATGCTTGGAACCGGCCATGATGACCGAACCATCGACGCTGGCGCCGTTGTCGAACATCAGTTGGTTGACCGCCTTCAGTTGGTCTTCCGTGAAGCTGCGGCGGGTGCCGTCCGTAGGAGCGGCAACCAGACCGGCCGAATAACCGCCGTTGGCGCCACCCGAACCGCGCGAAACGTTGGTGGTCAGCCAAGCGCCCAGACCAGCGGCCGAACGCGGGGTTGCGCCCGACTCCAGAACCGAAGCACGGGGCAGCAGGAACGCGGCCTCCATGTCGCGGCGCATCGACAGGCCCTTAAGCAGTTCCTGGCGGTCGCGCTCGTCCGAACGGCCAGCCGTCACCACAGCCTGAGCGGTGCCGGAAACCACACCATCCTTGGTGAAGATCTGGCAGACGTTCTTGACGCGGGCGGTCAGGTTGCCAGCCGTGATGGTGCCGACATCGTCACCTTCAAGCGCCGCGTTGCTGGCGTTCACGGTGTCGAGGGTTTCAGTCTGCCACTCGTGCGTGGTGTTCTTGGCCTTCACCTTGCCGATGGACGAGATGAAGGGCGTCTTCTCGGGGGCGACGCGATAGATCTCGTTCGAGAGGTCTTCGCGGATGCCGATGTTGTTCAGGGTCGAGACGGTATTGGTGGGGGCGGTCATTAGCCTTGTCCTCTACGGGCGCGGCGAAGGGCCAGAGCGTCATCAAGGGAGCCGCTTTTCGCGAACCGTGCCTCTAGCTGCTGGACCTGCCGTGATTGGGAAGAACCGCGTTGCTGCGCGCCAGCCGGGCGAACCGGCGTAGCGCTAGAGCGAGGCGCGGCGGGCGGTAGAGGCTTCTTGGCGAGGTTTGCCTGAGCGCGGTCCCAGAGCATCGCCTTGTGAGCGATGGCTAGTTCGCGAGCGCTGGCCCATTTCAGGTCTTGGGGCTCTAGGCCCTGTTCCGTCAGGTAGCCGACTAGCTCAGTCCTGGCCGAAGCCTCAAGTAGCGCGGGGGCGACTTCAGCCAGCTTGCCGGACTGCTCTCGCAGGAATTGCCGGTGCTGTTCAGCTTCAGCCGCGTCACGCGCTTGGTTCAACTCCGAGAGCTGCTTTTGCTCCGCGTCGAATTGGAATTTCGCCACTGATGCGGCGTTGATGTCCTCAGCGGCCCATTGCGCCCATTGCTCGGGCGTGAACGAGGACCAGCGGGAGGCGAACACTTCCTTGGCGGCGGCAAGTTGCCCATCGATCATCTCGACGGCTTGGCCGATAATCTCGGCTTCCTTGCGCGCTAGAGCGGCCTGCTCAGTCGCGAGCGTGGCTTGTTTGCTGCTTTCGGCCACCTTCTCGGCAACCAGCTTTTGAACCTCGGGCGGGGCGCTGGCGAAGACGGCCTTTTCATCCTCATTCCAGAAGTTCGGGGGCGGAACGACGGGTTCGACAGGTTCGGGCGGCTTCTCAGCCTCCGGTTCCTTCTCCTCGTCTTCGGCATCTTCCGGCTCGCCCTCTACCGGCTCCGCGTCCTCGTCCACAACCTCAATCGGTGCGGGGTCGGGGTTGGCGGGCTCGTCATCGTCGATGGCGCTTGCGGCCTCCGCAGCAGCGGCGCGGCGGTCCAGGGCCTCGTCAATGGTGAGCGGGCCGGTGTCGTCGATGGTGTCGGTTTCAAGGCTCATGCCCAGAGTATGCGGGCATGGCAAAGCGCGCGGATTGCGCCCTAACCGGCGTCGATAGCCCGCTGCATCTCGTCAATCGCCTCTTGGTGCTGACCATTGAGGACGATGGATTTTAGGGCCTTCTGAACCAGATCAAGCCCGTTGATGCCCATGTAGAGCCGCTCTCTGAGGGCCTGATCACCCAGCGAGGACGACAGGAGCTTATCAAGCATCCCTTGGCGGATTGAGGCAAAAGCCTCCTCAGTCAGGTTCAGTTCGCTTTGGGCCATGTGGCCGCGTCGGACAGCTTCGCTCATCCCATGTCCCCGCCGAATTCAACCGCAGGACCGCCGCCACCAATGCCAAAGGCGCGGGCGCGGGCGTCAACGTCGATCTCGTAGCGCTTCAGAGCGAACTCGCCCTCGAATTGCTTGGCCTTGGTCCGCTCCTCAGACGCGGCCTTGATCTCCGCAATCTGAATATCGGTCTGGCTCTTGATCTTCGCGGCTTCGATAGCCGGGTCAGGCGGGGGCGCGGCAGCATCAGCAGGCGGCGGGGCCTTGGCCGGGTCACTGAAGAACGGATCAACCGATTTCTCACCCGATGCCAGGACCAGCTTGCGGGCGGTGTCGTAAATGTTCTGCTTAGTCACGAACGGGCCGTCAAAGCCCCCCTGCTCCGTAATCAGTTCCCGCTGAACGTTCATAATCCGATCAATGGCGACGAGCTGCTGTTCACGGCCACCAGAGCCCACGCCAATCTCGACGGTCATGTCTTTACGTGACCCCCATGTTGAGGGGTCAATCTCGGTCCAGCTACCGCGAAGCCGCACCTTCTCCGCCTTGGAGGGGTGCTTACGGGTCACGGCATGAACCAGCAGGCACAGATCCTTAAAGCCGGTCTCGGCAAACACCCGCGCGATCATGCGAACGCGCTTCTGCGCCTGGGTGATTAGCGCTAGGGCGCCCTTGGCCGTGTCGTGCAGCGTGTCAGGGTTCAAGCCTTGGGCGTTACGCACCACACCAGAGCGAGACTCGCCCATGGTCGAGGTGAACTCCATAGCGCCGAACACGTCGAACCCAAGCTGGCCCGCGCTAACAGGGCGCACCGCGTCTCCGCTTTCCGAACGGATGGGAGCGCCGGGAACGTAGTTCAGGAGGTCTGACAGCGTAAACTCATTAGCCCGGCTCATAGCCACTTCGGACCGCTGGTTCATGGCGAAATAGCCGCTATCCAGCATGATCCGCAGCAGGGCCGTGCGGATGCGCTGGATCTCGCCCATCTTGTCGTAGAGCGACTGACCTAAAAGCCGGTGCGTGACGATGAACGGGGTGGAGACGGCGAACGGAACCTCGTCAATCTCCTCCTTCGCCAGCAAGACAGATTCATCATTGCCGGTGATGACGCGCCACAGTTTGGGCTTGCCCTCGCCCTCAGCGTCAACACGGATGATGTGCTCAACCACCTCGACTTGGTGCAGGTTGAAGGACGTTTGCGAGACGGCCAGGGCGTTGTCGTGCTCCCCGGCATTGTCGCGGGCTGTCTCAACGCCGCCATCGCGGAGCGTGCCATAGGGCGTAAGCTCGCCAACCTTTTGGGCGTCGTGGCCGTCCGCGATAAGCTGCTGGGCGCGCGGAAACGTCCGCATGGCGCAATAAGTGGTGTTGGCGATCTGGACGGTGTCACGCGCAACGGTGAAGTCCTCGGGGGGGACTTCCATGATGCAGGTGCGGCCCTTCTGGCTCTTGCGCTTGACGCAGATGTCAAACAGGGGCTGGCCGGTCTCGTCTTCGTACTGGCGCTTGACCTCGATTTCCTCGCCGGATTGTGACGCGATATGCGCCTCCATTTCCGTCAGGCCCTCGTAGGTCTCCTCGTCCTCAACGTCGTCATATTCCGCCCAAACCTTAGTGATGCCCAGCTTGGTCTGTAGGGCGTCCTTGACGTGGGCGTAGAGCACCCGCCAGCCGGGGTTCTCATTCATAATGACGTGGTTGACGTAATCGGTCTCCTGTTGAGCCGCTTCCACGTCCTCCTCGCCAACCGGGCGGAAGGTCACAACGTCTTCGCCGCCACACAGGATCTCCATCAGATCGGGCAGCAGGGTTTCGATGGTGTCGGCCACGTCAGTCGTCACGGCGGACGAGCGGCCCTTGAGCGACGGCACGTCGGGCATTTCGCCTTTGACGTAGTTAAGCGCCGCCTCTCGATTGGCGTTCAGCTCGTCGTCATGGTCAAACCCGATGGACTGTCGGCGCTCCTCGGACACGAGGGCCAGAAAGTCATCATCGGAAAGTTTCGGGCGCGCGTCTGACATAGCGCGAGCATGAGGGGTTAGCCCATGGCGCGGATTGGCCTAGACCGCTCCAAAGTTGGGTAGCACCATGCGCTCTGTGTTCTGCCGATCCGACACGGGCTCCGCGAAGGTGAGGACTACCGCGTCCCACTCGTCAGGCGACCTGATGCCGCGTTGGCGCATCTTCTCTTTGCTCTCTAGCTGAAGACGCTGGTTGACATCGTAGCCATAGGTCGGGCCGCAGGCGTCGGCTTGGAGGGCGTCACGGTCGGGAATGTCAGCCCCGCCGACTTCCTCTAGCCACTCTTTCGACTTGGCCCACATCTCGGCTCGCCTGTTGCGACTACCAGCCATGGGCTTTCCGTCTTTGCCCTCCCTGGCCTTCTCGAACGGCTCGCCGCCGAAGTTCACCGGGACAACGATGCGGTCATACGGAGCGCCCCAGCTCTTGAGAATGTCCACCGTACCAGCGCCCAAGCCACCAACGTCAATGAACATCTTGACCGGCCTATAGATGTTGATGACCTCGCGACACCAGTTAGCGCCCTGCACCACGTCGAGCTTGCTCTTGCTCTCAACGGATATGAGCTTTCGCCCCTGTCGCAGGGCAATGGAGAACCGATCGTCGCCAAAGCGTGCCGGATCTGCGCCCGCCACCAAGGGGCCAAAGCCGGTGAACGACGCCTTGCGAGCCGCAAGCACAACGTCGGGCTTGATGAAGCTGTCGTGACCCGTGGTCTGGAAAGCCTCTGAGGCCGTCGCGGGGTACTCCTGCTTAAACAGCATGGGATCTTTCAATTCCGCGACCTTTGCCCGGCGCCAAGCCATTTGCTCGCGTGATAGGCCGTGCGCTTCGGCGTATTCGACCTCCTCGTCATCAAGATGGAAGTCGGGCGGTACGGGGCGGCTGTATTCATCCTGCCAAAACCACGGAACGAAAATAGCCTCATAGTCCCCTATCCCCGCCTCCGCTTGTTGCCACCGTTCGTGAAACTCACCCCCCAGGCCGTTGGCCGTGCTTTCCAGAACAATCTCAGTGTCTGGCAGATCGGGGATGGCTTGAATGACTGATGCGAAGTGGCTCGCCGCGTGAGGCCAAAAGCCGACCTCCGAGCCGTGGAATAGCTGGATGGTCTTAGACCGCCCCACGGCCTTGGTTCCGGCCGTGCCGACCTCATAACCGCCATCTAGGCCATCGAAGGACAGTTCCTTAGCGTTGGCCGCGCCGGTCGAGGGCTTCACCAAAGCGGGGCAATGCTGGTGATAACGGTTCGCCATGCCAAACAGGTTGTCGGTCGCTGTCTGCTCATGGGTGAGGATGAACACCCGCAGGCCACGGCGATGGGTGACGCGCCAATAGTAGCGCCCGCCGATATAGGTGGAGATGCCCTGTTGGCGCCCTTTGAGGACTAGAGCCCTAACCTTGCCTGTGCGCTCCCTCTGGGCCTCTAGGCGCTCGTGAACGTAGCGTTGCGCCTTGTTGAGGATCAGCGGTTCAACCTGCCCGGCCTTGGTGCGGATCTTGAGGCACTTGGCGGCGTAGTGGATGAAGTCATCCTTAAGCCTCTGGCGTATCGCTAGCTCGTCACTTGAGGGCGTCAAGCATGGCCTCATGACTGAGGGTCATATTGCCTGAGTGTTCGACGCTCGCCAGTTTGGCGTGGATGTAGGGCGCTGCGGCCTTAGCCATGTCGAGGCGTTCGGCGCGTTCAGCCCCCTCATCACGCATGACGTTAAGCATAAACTCAAGCGGCGTTATGCCGGTGGCTTCAGCCATAGCCTTAGCCTTGGCCGTGGCCTTGTTGATGGCCCCCGGCTTGCGCCCCGCGTTAGCGCGAGCGCCACCCCTTTTTGATTTGTCAACCGGCATTGTGAAACCCGGCTACTTTTTCAGAAGGGGTGGCTCTCATGCGTTAGTACAGGCTCGCAACTGGACCCAGCGCCGTGGTGAAGGTGGTCGGCGGGGTGATGGGGGTGATGGTGCCGAAGGTCTCGCCGGTCTTCTTGGCCGCACCCATGACACCCAGCGTGTGAGTGCGGATGCGGGCGCTGGTGCTGCTGCACTGAACGCCGATGAAATAGGTGGCTGGGCCTTTGATCTTGGTCACAGCGGTAAAGGCCACAGCCTGAAGCGCAGCGGTGCCCGCTTGGGCGGTTGAGGCGGTTTGAGCCACAACGTTACCCAGGCCATCATACAGGGCGAGCTTGACGTTACCGGCGACGGCCGAACCGTTCAGCAGGCTAACGCCGGTCGCGTCGCAGTTATTGGCCACATAGACCTCACCGATATAGGTCTCGGTAATGACCGGGGTGGTGTCGGTACCCGTGGTCGTGGTGCTGGGGAACGCGGCGAGCGTCGGCCATTCCGAGCGCGAACCGTTGGCGGTGATGCCGCGACGACCGAGAAGATTACCTGCGCCAGCCATTGCCTTGCTCCTGGGGAAACTGTGCCCCGATTAGTTGAGGCTCACAGCTTGGGGGCTTTCACAGCCGCGCGGATTGGCGAAAGCGCAGTGCGATACACCAGCCTGTCGTGCCCTTATGGGCGTACAGCACGTCAGAGAATATCAGGCCGTAATCGTGCTTTTCAGCGGTGGCGATGGCTTGGCGTCTGGCGTCGTGGGCTTCGTCAATGGCGCGGCTACAGGCCCGATTGACGCGAAGCACGATGTTGATTTTGACCCTGGACCCTTCGCGCTCGGTTGTGAGGCTATCCCCCGCCCTGAACAGGCCGCGCTCAACGAGGGCGGAGGTGATGACGCTCGTTAGTGGATCGGCCATCCGGCGCGTTGGGGCTAGGGTGCGGGGCTTGGCGGGAAGGACGGAGCGGAACGCTTGGCACAGCTCATCGATCACGCCGCCGTCTGGTGTGGCCCTGTAGTCCTCGACCACTTCAACAGCGTTACCGATGGTGGAGCGGTGGCGCCCTAGCAGGGTTCCTACTGCCTGCTTATCCAGATCAGCCTCAGTGTTGAGGAGGTAGGCGACAGCCTGGCGGGCGAAGGCTGTTGACGATGCGCCCTTGCGCGGTCCGGTGATGGTCGCTGCGTCTTCCTTAAGGCGGGCCGCGACAATTGCGGCGGCTTGCGTCAACAGGGCTGAGGACATGGGCTAGTCCTGTTCCGTTGGAGGATTTGGGCTATTCAAGCTCTCAGCCAAAGCCTCACAAAACGCTTTAGTGTAGAACTTACCGCCGTAGGCCCTGCCTGTGGCCAGGACGTTGAGACCCCGCAACTCAACAAACCACAGCGGCCAGTCAGGGTCATTGTCATTGGCGCTTCTGGCGCGATACATGGCGCGGCTCATTCGGGCTTCTCCGCCTCGCTTGAGCCAATGGCCGCAACGCGCTTTGGCCCAACATCAGTGGCAAACGGGGTTCGGATTCCCACGTAACGTGGCGGCATATCCAGCGCATCAATCCGCGCCTTTAGCTGGTCGATGGCTTCCCAGAGCATGGTTACGTCTGCGGGGGTGGCGTGAGAGGTGCGGGTGGGTTCGGCGGCTTTCGCAGGCTTCTCAGCTACCGGCCGGGCCTTGCCGCATGACGCGCACGTGTCGCGGTCAGTGTGCCACCGTGGCCCATAAACTCGGCAATCGTGGACCCAGACCTGATTAGACGCGAGTGCTGGAACCTTATCGACAACAGGCCCCATCCAAGGCTCACGGTTGTTGTTCGCGCTCACCTTGCGGTCTCCTCGTTGGGTGGATCTCGGTCCTTCACGAACATCAAACCTTCAGCCAGAGCCTCGATGTGGTCTCGGTTTGCTTGTATGCCGTCTTGGATTTCGTTGAGGATCAGCCGGCGCTGGAATGGGTCTTTTTCGGCGTCGGCGTCGTTTGACAGCGACAGGAGCGCCACCAGAATAACGGCGTTGACATCCGCGCCCCCAAAATCGGTTTCGCGGCTCACGCTCTCGCCCCCTTGGTGTCTGGTTGGTGGGGATTGTCGATGCAGACCACCGTGTATTCGCCGTGGAATTTGAACCAGTACGGGCGAAGCCAGATCATCTCGTCACCGATCTTTTTGGGCCAGATGGCGAACCAGCGCCGCCAGCCGTCGTCAGGTTTCACAGTCCACCTCATGCCGCCACCTTCCAGCGTTCATTCTTCATTCCCCGCATCACCACGTTGCGCTCAACGCCCCAGACCTCGGCAAGCTGGTCAATTGAACATCCCGTCTCGTCAATGATCCGCCTCCAGGCGTCGCGGCGGGCGGCGTTGTCGCGGTCGCTACGGCCAAACAGGACACCATCGAACGTTACCCGCCATTCGACGGCGACAGCCTGGGCAATGCGCTCACAGTCGGCGCGGGTTGCCTTGGGCTTGGCGCATTGCGGGCGACCACGGATCAGCATTGGCTGTTTTGGCGTCATGTATTCGGCCCAGATTGAGCAGCGTTGCGCGCTTCGATTATAGCACGCATCTGCGGTGTAATGCCAGTTTCGTCAGTAGTACCAGCCGTGCTTTTCATATCACAACTTGCTGATTTCTTGGCCAATTTCTTGGCGTCGTCGGCAGCGATGTATTCGCGCATCTGCTGGCGCACCCGTTCCTTGTCTGCGGCGCTCGGCTCAACACGCGGACGGTTGGCAAGCGGCGCAACCATCTCAGCGATCTTGTCTGGCGAGAGGCGCTCATGGGTCGGTTCGGGCTTGAACTCGACGGCGGCTTTCGCGCGCTCATAGGCCCGAATTGATCGGTTCGGCGTGGTCTTCGCCAGTTCCAGCAGCTTACCGGGCTTCGGCATGAACTCTGCTTCAGGGAGCTTCACCCAAGCCTGCATGGCGGCTTCGATAGCGCCCTCTGGCAGGTGTTCGAGGGCGTCTAGGTAGTCGGCCCACCATGCGGCGCTCTCGGCTGGCGTGCGCTCTGGCTGCGGGAACAGGACGCGGCGCGATCCAATCACGCGCCTAACGCCCTCAAGACCGGCTGGACGGGTTGCAACGTCCTTGAGCGCTGGTAGCACACGCTCGGCCTCGGCTCTCAACGCGGGCGTCCTAGCGATTTCCGCGACGGCCCTATCCCCGCTGGGCTCGAAGTTCAATAGCGAGGTCAGACCCGGCGAAATCTGCGGCATGAGCTGCCTGACGTCGCTGGGATTTTTCGGCTGGGGAGTTAGGTTTTGCATAGGTCAAAATCTCTCTGCTGGCTGGGGCTCCGGCTAGTCGGCGGTCACGGGCTTCGCGGATTGCCTCGGTGAAATACCCCCAGGTGCTGATAGTGTTTGGCTTTGAGCGGGACGCTCGGGCCTCGATGACCGGAAGGATGTCGGCGTACAGGTCGCAGGGCTGGCCCTTACCGGCCCGGCCAAGCGCCAGGATCGGCGCAAGGCTGATCAGGTTTGGGCTAACCGGACTGAGTGCGGAGCCACCGGCTTTGCGGAGGACGGCGGCAAGCTGGTCGAGGTACGGACCGTGAGCCGGTTCAGGCGGAGGCCAACTGATCGCGTCCGCATCCACACGCTCGCTCACGCATTTCAGTGTAGTAAGGTTAGGTATATCTACTGAGGTAAGGTTTATATCCTTATCGCGCACGCACGAGGGTTCGCGAACATGTTCGCGTTCTCTGCGAACATCATTGGTGAACATGTTCGCGTTCGTGTAGCGAACATAGTTCGCGTGCGCCGAAGAAACTCGGATCGCATACCCCGACTCCTCCACGGTTCTGCCTGATTTTCCGCAGTTGCAGCGGTGGCATGCCAGAGCGAGGTTTTGGATATCGTCAGTGCCGCCCCTTGATATCGGCCACATGTGATCCACAACGGTGCCGACTGCCTCTAAGCAATAGACGCACGTGTCGCCGTCTCTGGCCTTCAATTGGTCGCGGAAATCGCTCCCGACAAAGGTCTTCGACATACCGTTTGCCTCGCGGTTCTCGCGATATTTGCGCATGCGAAGGGCGGCTTTTGACGGTGCGTCGTTGCTTTGACCTCCCGCATTCAGGCGCATAAACTCGGCGATCTCCCCTACTGAGAGACCCTTCGACGCAAGGTAGAGCATGGCGTCTGGCGTCATAGTCCGCCCGCCCGTTCGTCGGCGAGCTGGTCCCACTCTGGCCGCCTGTTGGCGATGACAATCCGCAGCGCCTCAGAGGCAGGCATGCGCTTGCTGTAGGTCAGCCAAACATACTCCTCGCGCTCCTCCTCGGTTATCCCAGCCTTCCGGCAGAAAAACGCGATCTTGGATTCGCCGGGCAGCATCCTGTTGACAGGCTCTTTGCGCTCTGGCGGCTTAACTACGCCGTAGACGCTCACGGCCCCACAGGCGTCAACCGGCACGTCCTGCATGGCAAAATGCTGTTGAAGCACCCATGATGAAGTCGCGGCGCTGACGGGCTTAAAGTTGTCGCCTTGCAGTTTCATGCGGCGAC